AATAGATTAGACTGGGTTAAAGAGTAAAAAAATAGAGCCATAAAATGAAAGAACAATATATACTAATGAGAAAACAAAAACAATTTGATTACCAATTACTATATAACTATTACATAAGTAAAGGAGGTATAAACATAGACCCTAATAACTTTATAAGAATAATAAACACAGTAAGGAAAATAGACATACTAAACGGACTAGATTCTGAATTTGGTTTAGTAGCTTTACAAGACAAAAATGGTAAAGAAATAATAGTAATAAATTAACGATTAAATAAAACAGATATGAATTTAATAGTAATACACGAAAAAGACCACGAAGATAATGAAGAAAGCGTTATAGGTGTGGCTGATAGCGTAAAGACCGCTGAAATTATAATAGAAGAATACTATGGTAAAGGTAACTACACCAAAGTTGCTTTTAACGATATAAGAGATAGTAACCTTGAATACAGTAAGGTTATTGAAATAAAATGGCATAAAAGCAAACCGACTAAAGCAACCTTAACGCTTGAATGGTTTAGTCTTAATAAAGCATAACTAACCGATAAGAGTATGTTTTAACAAATAGCCAAACAAATTGTTTTTAATTAGTAAACTAATCTAAACTGATTATGGATAACAGAGTAAACAACAAAGGCACTATAGGAAACAAAGGAGGCAGACCTAGCAAGAGTGATGAGGTTGCAATGATTGAAAAGCTAACGCCAATGTTAAGCAAAGCATACGAAGCACTAGAAAAAGGTGTAGAAGCTGGAGACTTTAAATTTGTTCAGTTATACTTTAATTACTATGCTGGTAAGCCAAAAGAAACTAGAGACTTAAACGTAAACCAAGAACAGCCTATTTTCTACATAGGAGAAGAATAAGAAACTTTATGGATGAATTTGTAGTAACTACTGCAATTAAAAAGATGTACGCTCTAAAGGCTCGTAAAAGGGTTATTCAAGGGGGTACTTCTGCTGGCAAGACTTTTGGAATACTTCCTATATTAATAAACCAAGCTATAGAGAATCCAGACTTGGAAATATCTGTAGTAAGTGAGTCAATACCTCATCTACGTAGAGGTGCTTTAAAAGACTTCTTAAAGATTATGTTAATGCTTAGGGTGTATAGGGATGGGCAGTTTAATAAGAGCACTTTAAAATACACTTTTGTAAATGGAAGCTACATTGAGTTCTTTAGTGTAGACCAACCCGATAAGCTAAGAGGGGCTAGGCGTAACGTACTTTATATTAACGAGGCTAACAACATACCATTTGATGCTTACAATCAATTAGCAGTAAGAACAAGTGGGGATATATGGATTGACTTTAACCCAACATCAGAGTTTTGGGCACACAAGGAAGTACTAATAGAACCAGATAGTGAGTTTGTTATATTAACCTACAAGGATAACGAAGCATTACCAAGTACTATAATAGAAGAAATAGAGAGAGCAAAGAAGAAAGCTACCACATCTACATATTGGTCTAACTGGTGGCAAGTATATGGCTTAGGTCAGGTAGGTTCATTAGAGGGCGTTTGTATAACAGACTGGAAAGAATTAAATACATTACCAGAAGAAGCTAGGTTACTATGTGGAGGATTAGACTGGGGTTACAGCAATGACCCTACAAGCTACATTAGACTATATAAATGGAATAGTGCTTATATATTTGATGAGGTCTTTTATCAGAAGGGTTTGCTTAATTCAGAGATTAGCAACCTATTAAAGTCCCACGAAAGTACAGAGTTAATATATGCGGATAGTGCAGAGCCAAAAAGTATAGCAGAATTAAACAGTTATGGACACACCTTGCTGCCAGTATCTAAAGGCAGAGACAGTATTGTATATGGTATAAACCTCATCAATCAAAATGAGGTATATGTAACTGCTAGAAGTAAGAACCTTATAAACGAATTAAGAAACTACATCTGGTTAAAAGACAAAGAAGGTAACAAACTAAACAAACCTATTGATGCTTGGAACCACGCAATAGACAGCTGTAGATATGCTTTAACTAGCCAATTAGCAGACCCACACAAAGGGGAGTATCATATATATTAAAAGTTATACCCGAGAAGGTATGATTTACAGCACATTAACGTATATTATACCCGAGAAGGTATGGTTTATACCACATTAACAAATGTTAAAGTTATGTTAAAGTTTATAATAACTTGTTTATATCTAAATAAGCGTTCTATATTTGAGTATCAATAACAATTAAAACAAATATTATGACAAGAACAGAATTTAAAAACGAGTATGTAAAAAACGCTTTCTTTTGGTTAAATGAAGAAACCCATATTAAAATACAAGAAATACTACAAGAGTTTGGCGTTAAATGTGTTACTGGAAGTGGATTTATAAATTGGCACGAAGGATTTAAAAACTTATGTACGTTTCCGCCAAACGGTTTTACAGGACACGAATTTTATCAAAAAGTAGATATGTGGATTGAAGGTGCAAGATATGGTGAACCTAAAAACATTGAGCGTTTTTTTGCTGATTATAAAACACTAAAGTAGCCTTGTATATAACTAACAGATATAATTACCTTTAATTAAAAATAAACATTATGAAAATAAAAATACTACAAATCATTATAGGCTGTTTGCTTATAATATTATTAACCAGCTTATTCTTTGCTTTAATAAAGCTACTATGCTTTTTATTCCTTAACCCTTTAATTACTATTATAAGTGGGATAACTTTTATGGTAGTCTTTTATATAGGCTTAAAACTTTATGACAAATGGAACCAATAGAATGGGCTTGGCAAAACGATATAACTATTTATCCAGTACCTATACCTAAAAGCAATGGTAAGAGATTGCCAGACTGCCATATAGAAGTAGACTATAGAGGTAAAAAGATAAAAGGACAAATGATATACAAACAGAACGAGGGGCTGTATAATAAGATAAAAGAATTGTATAAGTATTATTTCGATAAAAGATAGTTTAGTTTGTGTTTTTGATAATTAAGAGGTTCGTTATACAGCGAGCCTCTTTTTTTGTTTTTAATTTATGAAGTTTGAAATCAATATACCAGATAATCTAAACGAAATAACACTTGGTCAATACCAAGAACTTCTAAGACTTGAAGAACCTACTGATGGGGATATTGTGCGTATATTATTAGACATTGATTTAAAAGGCTTAGGTACTATTAAAGATAGCGATGTAGATAAATACTCTGAAAGACTAACCAAGCTATTTGATAACAAACCATCACATAGTCTTAAATTCAATTTACAAGGCGTTACATTTGGTTTCTTACCTAACATAGATGAAATTACCTATGGAGAAAACAAAGACGTTACAAGCTATTTAAACGACTGGCAGACTATGCACAAAGCTATGTCTGTTTTATATAGACCAATTACTAATAAGATAGGCAATAAATACTTATTAGAACCGTATGGAGGTACGCATAAACATAGCGAGTTAATGAAACAAATGCCTTTAGGGGTTGTATTTGGTGCAATGGTTTTTTTTTGGACTTTAACAGGCGACTTGTTGAAAGCTATCCCGAACTATTTACAGAAGGAAGCACAGAAGGAACTGATGAGCGGTCAAATTTCGGTAGAAAATGGGGAAGCTATCAGGAAATATACACACTTGCTCAGGGAGACATTAGAAGATTTACAGAAATTACAAACCTTTCCTTACATAGTTGCTTAATGTATTTAGCATTTGAAAAGGAGAAGGCAGAGTTTGAAAGCAGAATGATAAAAAACAACTTTAAAAAATGAAAGGTTTTTACAACATCACTACTAAGATAAAAGAAACACTAGCCCTAGATGCTTTTGTTAATACTGTTACCTATGGAGACATATTTGAGGTAGATTTAAACAAGCAAGACATATTCCCTTTATCACATTTTATAGTAAACAATGCAACATATTTAGGTTCTGCTTGGCAGTTTAGTTTGTCTGTGATTTGTATGGACATTGTAGATGAAAGCAAAGACGCAGTAACAGATAAATTCTTAGGCAACAACAATGAACAAGATGTTTTAAACACTCAGTTAGCTGTAATTAATAGACTCCTTGAATTATTAAGAAGGGGAAACCTAAGAGATGAACTATATGAATTAACTGGTACACCTAATGTAGAACCCTTCACAGATAGGTTTGAAAACAAGGTAGCTGGGTGGACTTTAAGCCTAGATGTATTGATTCCTAATGATATGACAATCTGTTAAATGAAAGAACTTGGAGGGGCATTAAATAAGTTTGCTAAGTATGTTGTTCAACAGTCCAGAACAAACCTAACTAAAGGGCAAAAGAACGCTTCTAAAGGACTTTATAATTCTATTGGATATACAGTAAAAGAAAACCCTAACAGCTTCTCGTTAGCTTTTTTAATGAATGAGTATGGTACGTTTCAAGACAAAGGGGTAAGTGGTAAGGAAAAGAAATACAATACACCTTACTCTTACAAAAACAAGATGCCACCTATTAAGCCATTGGCAATGTGGGCAAAAGGTAAAAACATTAGATTAAGAGATGCAAAAGGAAAATTTCAAAAGGGAAACTATAATACTATAGGGTTTTTAATATCTAGGTCTATATTTAAAAAAGGTATTAAACCAAGTTTGTTTTTTACCAAACCATTTGAAAAAGCATTTAAGAACCTACCAGAAGAATTAGTACAAGCATACGCATTAGAAGTAATGGACTTTATGAAATTTACAACAACAAAATAAGATGGCAAATATACTGTTAAGAAGTCCGTATTTTATTTATGACCCAAGAGCTACAGCATTAAGTGCAAAGCTAGAGTTATCAATAGAAAACGTACTAGTTTATACTATAATTAAAAACACAGACAACGCTAATGGGGCTTTATTTGAAATAGCCGAACTATCTAAAGACTATTTAATAGACTCCTTTAACGGAACGTACACAAGCAATACAGTTTCTTTAACCATTACCGTAAAGTATTATGATGGATTAGAGGGTAGTGGTACACAAGTTGGAGCAGACGCACCTTATTTTCACGAAGGATTTAATGGCTATAGTAATTTTGAAGAGGGTAAAAATGCAGTAACACTTCCAAACTCTTTGCTTATTAGTAATAGAATTATTTACCAACCAGAAAGCACAGCTGGCGTTATACCAAGAGAGGTAGATGGTCAAATAGTATATAGTGCTTTTAGTACTGCAACAACCTCTATTACTTTGGCTGGTCAAGTGTTTACTATTGTTAGACTATGCGAACCTAAGTTCACACCGATTAAAGTAACTTTTGTAAATAAGTTTGGTGCTTTACAAGACCTTTGGTTTTTTAAGAAATTTACTAAGAATTTAACAGTTAGTAAAGACAGATATAAAAGACATACCATTTCTCAAAGTGGAGGGTATTCTATAAACTCTCATCAAGATAATATACTAAGGGCAAACGGCAATGAAAGAATAACCTTAAATACTTCTTTTGTAGATGAAACAATGAACGAACCTATTAAACAGTTGTTGCTTTCAGAAAGTGTTTGGGCTACTATTAACGGAGTAGTTTTACCAATTATAGTAACTACAGAAAACTTACAGTATAAAACTAAAGTAAACGAAAAGCTAATACAATATACAATAGAGTGTGAATTTGCTTTTCAAGCTATAAACAACATTAGATAAATGCAATTAGTACAGCTTTATATAGAAGGAACTAGAGTGGATATGTTTGCGGATGAATCTGTAGAGATTACTCAAACAATACAGAACATAAAGGACATATCTAAGGTATTTACAGACTTCACTAAAACTTTTACGTTACCAGCTTCCCCTACTAACAATAAGTTATTTAAGCATTATTATAATTACAATATCTTTGGGGGTTTTGATGCTAGAACAAAAAAAACAAGTAACATAGATTTAAACTCTAAGAAATTTAGAGATGGCAAGGTAAAACTAGAAGGCGTTGATTTAAGAGATGGTCAAGTGTATTCGTATAGGGTTACTTTTTTTGGAAGTACAATTAATTTAAAAGACGTTTTAGCTGAAGATAATTTATCTTCTTTGGATTGGTTAAGTAATTTTAATTTAGATTATGACGCTGCTGCTGTAAGAGGTGCATTAGAAACTGGAACAACTATTGCTGTAGATGGAATAAACTATAAGATAATAGCACCTTTAATAACACACACAGAAAGGCTGTATTATAATAGTGTTACTTCTGTAGTTGGTTCTGGAAATCTATACGGAGAGGCTAGTGTAATGCAAGGAGTGCCATACACAGAATTAAAATATGCTTTACCTATAAAAGCTATTATAAAAGCTATTGAAAATTCTACTTATGGTATTACGTTTTCTACTGACTTCTTTAACGAAAATAACAAAGCATACAATGACCTTTATATGTGGAT